ACTATCAGAGGTTATGTATTGCAGGTCGTCAAAATCAACAGAGAGCAAAGTCAAGAAAATGCTTTTTAACGACTTGGCAGCGTTGTGCTTCTTAGATCTGAATCGGTAGCCCTTTTATTTGGTTAAAAAAAAGCCCGCATCTTGCGAGGCGGACAAAGAATAAGGCTAAATAAAACAGGAGTTATAAGGCTAAAAGAAAAGTACTGTATCAACATTTGCTTCATAAGAAGCCAGCAGACCTTAATAATTTGTATAACGCAGAGTAAAGGCTTTTTTGTGCTGTTGGGTAAACATTAAGGGAATGCTGCTGCACTGCCTTTTCAGGGGATGGGGACCTTCCCACATATCTTAAATCCATTATAGAAAATAAAAACTGCCGTTCACACTTGTGTATCACTATGAGGGTCTGTAAGGCCAGGTTATCAATTCCTGTGTTCTTTTGACAATTCGCGTACATTCCGCGGCTTTTTTATTTCCTCCCACAGCGAAACCAAAGATGGATAAACACACAACCTGGCTTGCCTATCTGTGGGCGGCTATTGCGGGATATTTTGCCCACTGGACGCTGGATGATTACGGCGCCCTGATTGGTATTGTCCTGGCGGTTGCCACGTTCATGGTCAACCGCCACTACAAAAAGAAATCGGAACTGACACAGGCAAGGCAGGCGGCGGCGATGGAAGAGCGTAACCGGTTAATCGCACGCATTCTTGAGAAAAATGACTACGACAGCAAGCTGAAGATGCTGGCGGTTTCAGAGATGCCGGAGGCTGATATTGGCAGTCAATTCGAAGGTTAAATACGGTCTGTCAGCTGTGATGCTGTCGCTGATAGCCGCTGGTGCAAGCGCGCCGCAGCTGCTGGAGCAGTTCCTGCAGGAGCGGGAAGGTAACACGCTGGTGGCCGTTCGCGATAACGGAGGGGTATGGTCGGTTTGCCGTGGAGTGACTCGTATTGACGGTGAACCAGTTGTCAGAGGTCAACGTCTGACACAAAGCGAGTGCGACCACTATAACGCGATCGAGCGGGATAAGGCGCTGGCATGGGTGGCGAAAAATATTCATATTCCGCTGACTGAGCCTCAGAAGGTGGGCATTGCCAGCTTTTGCCCCTACAACATCGGCCCCGGTAAATGCTTACCGTCAACGTTCTACCAAAGAATTAACGCAGGTGACCGTAAAGGTGCATGTGAAGCCATCCGCTGGTGGATTAGAGACGGAGGCAAAGACTGTCGGATACGCTCGAATAACTGCTACGGGCAGGTGGCTCGCCGGGACCAGGAAAGCGCGCTGACGTGTTGGGGGTTAGACCAGTGACAGCAATCAGCCTTTGTTTAATCGCAGCAAGCATGCTGGCTATGGCAAGAATGCCATGCTGGAGTTGGTTCCTGTTTGTGGGAGTTATCATGCTATGAGTATTCGCTCTCAGCTTTTCCTCTTTGCTTTGCTGTTGGCTGGTGCGTTTGTAGCGGGGGATGCCTGGCGTGATCGGGCGTGGAAAACAAAATGGGCCGAGCGTGACAGCGCAGAGTCCTCCCAGGCTGCGAATGCGCAAACAGCTGCCCGTATGATTGAACAAGGGCGCATTATTGCCCGTGATGAGGCCGTGAAAGATGCTCAAGAGCAAGCCACTAAATCTGCTGCCACTGCTGCTGGCCTGTCTTCCACTGTTAGCCAGCTGCAGCAGCAAGCCAAAAAACTCGCCACCCGCCTGGACGCCGCAAAGCACACCGCAGATCTTGCCGCTGCCGTCGGAAGCAAAACAACCAATGCCAGCGCAACAGTGCTCGCCGACATGCTCGGAAGCCTTGCAGACGAAGCTAAATACTATGCTGGACGAGCTGACGAAAGCTACCGGGCCGGAATAACATGTCAGCGGATTTATTATTCTGTTGAAACAATAAATAGCTTAAACAATTAAGTGTGTCTATTGATGAGTTAAGAGAGGCTAACATCCGAAGAGTAACAAAAAAATCCCTTCCAAATTGAAATCCATAGATTTGGAAGGGAGGTCAGAGGACCTTCGTTACAAGGATGCTGGATTCTAGATTAAATTGGCCAAGAAGCTCGTAAAAAATAAATTTTTAAGATTTTTCAATTATGGTTTCGAGGTGTAATTAAATAGTGTTTAAAATGAGCAGTTAAAAGGAAAATTCAATACTTTTGAAACAAGTTTGAATTCTTAGGCTACTCTAAATTGGCATCCTGTGATTTGTAACCTGTTCATTTTTTTGTGCATCCCCCTAAGCGGAGGGGCCAAGCCAGGCACAGTGCTGTTTTGTGTGAAGTTGGCGCTGTTATTGGCTGAAAACAGCACCGGGAGGCACCCGGCACGAAGGAAAACGACAGAATAGGGAAATCCACGACAAACCAGGAATGCTATCTGCCATGCTACTTCATTTTTAACCCTGGCCATTTCTGTCCGATTTGGCCTTTTTTTTGTTTGACGCTTTACTTAATTGATTATGAGCTATGCTTGAAATGTAAAGCTCCCGGATTTATTGAAATTGGATTTATTTTGACCGCCCTTTGGGCGGTTTTTTTATTGATGCACAGGCATTTTGATAGGTGAATAATCTTATTTTTAGAGGCTGTTTAATTTTGTGGCGTTGATTGCATTGGATTATTTTTCCGTAATGATTTTGAATGAAACCGCTTCGTATAGATTCTCATCAATGACTACCTATACTTTACAGGTAGCAAATTGCTGCCAACCCTATTGGAGTAATCGATGAAAAATTATTCTACGAAAGTGAACAAAGATATGCCAAAGAGTCCTGATAAAGCCCCTAAGGACAATGAAAAAAATCCACCTAAAGGCAAAAAATAGTTCCTGCTTTTAGTAAAGCACGCGGAGGGCATATGGTTGACCCAGTGCCGGTAGACGAGCCGCTTCCTGGTGATACGATACCAGACATTCCTGACCCTATTGACCCTTTGGATCCAGGAATTCCTGATGATATTGACCCACCTTTACGTTAGGCTCGAAAATGACTAACCGCCTTCGGGCGGTTTTTATTGTCACCACCACATGTAAACAAGGTGATTGTCGGAGGATTAGCAGTTCAACACTGAACAGGATTGAGTTGCACGGGTCCTTTCCGGCAACCAGGCACGTTACGGGGCGGCAGGCTCGCAGCTTTCCGCTATTTATGAAAATTTTCTGGTTTTTGCCGTTTCCGTTCTTCTTCCGTGTATCACACTGTTTTTATTGAAAACACCCCCTCAACAGAAAGGAAATGATTTAGGCCGAAAAGCGGTAGTTTGCCGTTGAGGGCTTCCTTTCTCTGTAAATCGTCAGGAACGATCCATGGAAGTGAATAAAAAACGCCTTTCAGAGATTTTCGGCGTTAGCGTTCGCACGATCCAGAACTGGCAGGATCAGGGAATGCCTGTTGCGCGAGGCGGAGGGAAGGGGAACGAGGTTCTTTATGATTCCGCGGCCATTATTGAATGGTATTCAGAGCGGGATGCCGCGATAGAGAACGAAAAGTTACGGAAGGAAGTCGCAGATCTGCGTATTGCTTCAGAGTCTGATCTTCAGCCCGGCACGATTGAGTATGAACGGCATCGCCTGACCCGGGCACAGGCTGACGCTCAGGAACTTAAAAATGCAAAAGAGTCCGCTGAAGTGGTGGAAACCGCATTCTGCACGTTCGTGCTGTCGCGGATAGCCGGAGAAATTGCCAGTATTTTCGATGGAGTACCTCTGTCGGTTCAGCGGCGCTTTCCGGAACTGGAAAACCGACACATTGATTTCCTTAAGAAGGACATCATTAAGGCCATGAACAAAGCAGCTGCGCTGGATGAAATGATACCGGGGTTGCTGAGTGAATATATCGAACAGTCAGATTAAGGGACTGCGGCATTCTGCCTGTGCAGGTCTCCGATCGTTGTACAGGCCAGAGCCGCAAACTGCTGTTGAGTGGGCTGACGATAGCTATTACCTCCCGAAAGAATCGGCTTACCAGGAAGGGCGCTGGGAAACCTTGCCATTTCAGCGCGCAATTATGAATGCAATGGGGAATGACTACATACGCGAGGTGAATGTCGTTAAGTCTGCCCGTGTTGGCTATTCAAAAATGTTGCTCGGTGTTTATGCGTATTTTATCCAGCACAAACAGCGAAATTCCCTTATCTGGTTGCCCACGGATGGTGACGCTGAAAACTTCATGAAGTCGCACGTTGAACCAACGATCCGCGATATTCCGTCACTTCTGGCGCTGGCCCCTTGGTACGGCAAAAAACATCGTGACAATACCCTCAGCATGAAACGCTTCTCCAACGGGCGCGGTTTCTGGTGCCTGGGCGGTAAGGCTGCGAAAAACTACCGTGAAAAGTCAGTGGATGTTGTCGGCTATGACGAACTCGCTGCTTTTGATGAGGATATTGAGAAAGAGGGATCCCCGACGTTTCTGGGCGACAAACGTATTGAGGGTTCTGTCTGGCCAAAATCTATTCGTGGTTCAACGCCAAAAATAAAGGGAACTTGCCAGATTGAACGGGCCGCCAGCGAGTCCGGGCATTTCATGCGCTTTCATGTCGTCTGTCCACACTGTGGTGAAGAACAGTACCTTAAGTTCGGCGATAAAGAGACTCCATTCGGATTCAAATGGACGCCGGGCGAACCCTCCAGCGTCTTTTACCTGTGCGAACACAACGCCTGCGTCATTAAGCAGCAGGAGCTGGATTTCACTGAAGCTCGTTACATCTGCGACACCACGGGGATCTGGACGCGCGATGGTTTATCCTGGTTTTCATCAACAGGTACCGAAATGGACCCGCCGGACAGCGTGACGTTTCACATCTGGACTGCATACAGCCCTTTTACTTCCTGGGTGCAAATCGTTAAGGACTGGCTCAAGACCAAGGGCGATACGGGCAAACGGAAAACCTTCGTCAACACCACGCTGGGTGAGACTTGGGAGGCGAAAATTGGCGATCGCCCGGATGCTGACATTTTGGCTGAACGTAAGGAGCATTTTGATTCAGCTATTCCGGGCCGCGTGGCCTATCTCACTGCAGGTATAGATTCCCAGCTCGACCGTTACGAAATGCGTGTGTGGGGATGGGGACCAGGAGAAGAGAGCTGGCTCATCGACAGGCAAATTATCATGGGGCGTCATGATGATGAGTCCACGCTTGCCCGTGTGGACGACGCGATTAATAAGACCTACACCCGACATAATGGCGTAGAAATGGCGATATCCCGCATCTGTTGGGATATTGGCGGTATTGATCCGACTATTGTCTACAACCGTTCAAAAAAGCACGGGCTGTTCCGCGTCATTCCTGTCAAAGGTGCATCGGTTTATGGAAAGCCGGTGGCAAATATGCCCCGCAAGCGCAACAAAAACGGCGTTTATCTGACTGAAGTGGGCACGGACACCGCGAAGGAACAAATTTACAACCGTTTCACGCTGGTTGCTGAAGGTGATGAACCGATGGCCGGTGCCGTTCATTTTCCCAACAATCCCGATATTTACGATCTTTCTGAAGCGCAGCAGCTGACCGCCGAAGAGCTGGTGGAAAAATGGGTGGATGGTAAGCGAAAAATCATATGGGACAGCAAAAAGCGACGTAATGAGGCGCTTGACTGCTTTGTTTACGCGTTGGCGGCATTGCGTATCAGTATTTCGCGCTGGCAACTTAACCTTGATTCTCTTCTGGCCAGTCTGCTGCAGGAGGACGGTGATCGTAAGAATAACAAGACCCTGGCGGACTACGCACGGGCATTATCTGGAGGGGATTAATGGCAACACTGACTGAGCTGGATGCCGCGGCGCGCTGCGTTACATGACCTCATGATGGGGAAAAGGGTGGCGACAGTGCAGAAAGACGGGCGAAGAGTCGAATTCACTGCCACCTCCGTTAGCGATCTTAAAAAGTACATTGCCGACCTTGAATCTCAGGTTGGCACCACCTCACGACGCCGGGGGCCGGCAAGGTTTTATGTATGAAAACACCCTCTTTAGTTGGTCCTGATGGCAAAACATCCCTGCGGGAATATGCCGGGTATCACGCTGGTGGCGGCGGTTTCGGTGGTCAGTTAAATGCCTGGAATCCGCAGAGTGAAAGTGCAGATGCCGCGCTGCTGCCGAACTTTTCGCGCGGCAATGCGCGGGCTGATGACCTAGTGAGAAATAATGGCTATGCGGCTAACGCCATACAGCTTCACCAGGACCACATCGTTGGTTCATTTTTCAGACTGAGTTACTGCCCGAGTTGGCGTTATCTCGGTATCAGAGAAGAGGACAGCCGCGCATTTGCCAGGGAGGTTGAGGCCGCATGGTATGAGTTTGCGGAGGATGACTTTTGCGGGATTGATGCCGAGCGTAAGCGAACGTTTACGATGATGATCCGTGAAGGTGTCGCAACGCACGCATTTAACGGTGAACTGTGTGTGCAGCCGACCTGGGACAGCGACTCCACGCGTCTCTTTCGCACGCAGTTTAAAATGGTCAGTCCTAAACGCGTCAGCAACCCAAACAACACAGGTGATTCCCGGAAATGCCGTGCAGGCGTAAAAATCAATGATAGCGGTGCCGCATTGGGGTATTACATCAGCGATGACGGTTATCCCGGGTGGATGGCGCAAAACTGGACCTATATCCCACGGGAACTCCCCGGCGGCAGACCTTCATTTATCCATATTTTCGAACCACTGGAGGATGGCCAGACCCGCGGTGCCAACGTGTTTTATAGCGTGATGGAGCAGATGAAAATGCTCGATACGCTGCAAAACACGCAGCTGCAGAGCGCAATCGTGAAGGCGATGTATGCGGCGACCATCGAGAGCGAGCTGGATACCGATACGGCGATGGACTTTATCCTCGGCGCTGACAGTAAGCAGCAAAATAAGCTGACCGGCTGGCTTGGCGAAATGGCCTCTTATTATTCTGCAGCGCCGGTTCGCCTGGGGGGCGCGAGGGTTCCCCACCTTCTGCCCGGGGACTCCCTGAACCTCCAGTCGGCGCAGGATACGGATAACGGCTATTCAACCTTTGAGCAGTCTCTGCTGCGCTATATTTCCGCCGGTCTTGGCGTCTCTTACGAGCAGCTTTCACGTAACTACTCTCAGATGAGCTACTCCACTGCGCGCGCCAGTGCTAACGAGTCCTGGGCGTTCTTTATGGGCCGCCGTAAGTTCGTGGCGGCGCGTATGGCCTGCCAGATGTTCGTGTGCTGGCTGGAAGAAGCCATCGTTCGCCGGGTCGTCACGCTCCCGTCAAAAGCCAGATTCAGTTTTCAGGAGGCCAGA